CTTTAGAGTTTCCATCTTCTAAATAACCCAAATGTTGTTTAGGTATCTTTAATGCTGCAAACATCTTATTCTTTAAGTAATCTATATCTTCCATTGGTGCATACTCTAAACCATCTAAGTTTGTAATTTCAGTACCACTATCACCACCTCTAACAGGTAAATAGAAATCTTCCATTAAATTTTGAATATTGTACTTTAAGTTATATTCACCACTATTTTGGTTAACGTATGGTGTTTTCTTAGATTTCTGAATAATCTTTTGGATGAAAGAATCTACTTCACCAGGAGGAATACCACCTACATCAATTTTAAAAATTCTCTTTTGTGGTGCTCTTACAATTCTATGGATAATCATTGCATCTTCCATCAAAGTAATTTGTTTCCACAATCTTCTAGCACTTTCTAACATTGATTTACCATAAGGTAAAAAGTTAGTATCTGATAATAATCTAAAGTGTGCTATTTCGTAGTTTTCAAATTCTGTTTTTTGTCCCGCTATGAATAATGATTTTGTTGCCAATGGTGTATATACAAACTTTACAGCCTGCCAATTGTTCGGGTCAAATCCTTCTACTCTCGTAATTTCATATGCCGATAATGGTTGAACCCCCACTATACCTAAGTTTTCTGCAATTTCTAAGTGTAAAAAGAAATCACCATACTTAACCATATTTCTAACCCAAGGCCATAAATTAAATTCTACATTTACAACATCATAAAATAAGTTAGTTAAAATATCTTTAATATGATCATTGTTAGTTTTGATTTCAACAATTCTACCATACTCACTTCTACTAGTTGATTCATCTGCATAGATATCTAATGCGGATGTTATGATTGGGTCCTGGTCCATTGCATCATAATCTCTGAATAGCTCTTGTCTTATTTGTTGATAAGCTAAATAATTTTCAAAAGTATTATTCATTGCCGATGAATGCAATCGCATATACCTATCTCTAAGATTGGTAGCTATCGCTTGTGTTTCATCGTAATCTATTACCTTTAACTTTCCACCTTGGTTTCTTACGATTACCGATGTTGAAAAGAGTTTTTTTAACCTACCGTAAAATGAAGTATCTGCCATATTATTTTATTACCATTTTTTACAAGACCAATAGTTTGCTTTGGTTCTTGGCCCCGGATTAGTATCACAGTGCATTCTAGCTCTAAATGATTTTCTTCTCTCAGGATTATTTTTCTTAATCACCATTCCTTTTTGTCCAAAGTTAACTTTAATAACTTTTCCAGCTGGGTTCTTTACATATACTTTGAACTTTTTAACATCCCCTTGCATTGGTTTGTTTAGTTCAACACTTTTACCTTGATATTCTGCTTCGTTTAAAGATTCATTGTAAACTTCTTTTTCTTTCATTTTTGTTTTTAAGAACGAAAGAAAGTTACTTACCTCATCTTCATACTCACTATCAACATCATATTCATCTACATCATCCTCATCGACATCTTCTTTTATTTTACCAAATGCCATTGCATATGGGTCAGAATATATTCTACCCAATTCAAGTGTTTTACCATTCTCAAAAGTATGAGTTGATTTACTTAAAGATAAACCAAAAAATTCATATAAAAAACTTTTCTTCATAGTATTTTACTTTCCGTACAGTATATAAATATTGTATTATTTAATAAGCCACCTTAAATCTTCGAAATCATCGTTTCCCACATTCATTTTATACGGGTCTTCTCTGAAATCTCTTTGTGTGTAAACTGGACTATATTCTGTTTTTGTAAATCCGTTTAATGCACTTTGTGCCATTGAACCTCTTTCGTTTCTTAATCGTAATGCAGTATCTCTAACCCATAGCCCAATCCCCAATGCCATCGTTAAATCATCATTGTAACCCCTTGCTGCTTCTGCTCTACCATTACTCCAAATGAAAGTAAATAACTCATCTATCGTTCTCTTAGAGTGTATGATAACGGATTTGTCTTTCATATATTGGTCAATCTTAGATACAATCATAGGTCTAGTCTTAGATGATATTGTAAATCCAGGAATCATTTGTTTTTGTTCTCTGTAATATTTGTTAGTCCATTGTGTATTAACATCAACATACTGAATATCTTTATTACTCCAAAATAAATTCTTATAATCTCTATCTAATATTTGCTGTATTGTTGCCCAACCTATGTTTGCATTATCTACAATTAGTAATGCATCGTTATAATCCGTTGCTATACCGATTAACATATTACCAAAATCAGTTGGTTCTATCTTACCTTTATACTCAGCAACTTGCTCCATTGTTTCAATATCTATGATGTGGAATGCTGAATAATCTAGACCGTCACCTCTACTTACATCCGCCGTTACTACATATGAACGTGTATAATCTGGTTTTTTCCATAACCATATATTATTATCAAACCCAGTCTTTTCAATTGGTTCACACACATTATTTTCAGAATACCATATCAAAAGGTCACCATCGATTACGTTATCACCAGAAGAAATGAAATCACAATCACATTCTTGTGCTGCTTGCTTATCACCTAATTGTTGTGTTTGTTCATCTCTCCAATCTTGTTCTCTATCAGGGTGAACCGTCCAGTGAAGTTTGATAGGATTGAACAAATTTTCACCATTTTCTGATCCCACCCACATTCTATGAAACCAATTACCCACACCATTCGGAGTAGATAATGCAATACAGTCACCACCGGTAGCCAACGTTAATTGAGTACCAGTCCATATTTCATCAATGTAATCAATGAAGGCTGCTTCATCAAATACCAATAATGATAAGGCTTCAGAACGACCCGAGTCAGGCTTTGAAGATACTGCTTTTACTTGTGAACCATTTTTTAATCTAAGGGAAAGTTTGTTATCTTCCGATTCAGCTACTCTTAACCATACAGGTAGTAACTGATTCATTGTTCTAACTTTTAATACTAAGTTCTTTGCTACATCTTGTTTGTTCGCAATAATAAGAACGTTAAAATCTTCATTGAATATCATTTTCCATAGTGCATAACCTGCTACTAATGTTGATATACCCAACTGACGTGATTTAAGAACAATATTATATCTATGGTCTTTAAAATCTGTAAGGGTTTCTTCTTGGAAAGGATATAACTCAAACGCTATTTTCCCTCTAATTGGATGTTGAATTTTACAATACTTTTTCATAAAGTATACCGGGTCACCTGCACACTTTTGATATTGTTGCTTAATTACATCCTGTAAGGATTTTTGTGGAGTATTCATTATTTTCTTAATCTAATCTTCCAATATACACCCGCACCAATATAAGGTACTAGTTTACCAGTTATTGCATCTGCACCCGTTCTATTTGCAACACCAACTCCTAAATGATATATTTTATCCGATTTTGTATTGATTAAAAATCCCATACCTAAATGTGATATTAAATCTGCTTTATTAAACCCACCCTCTATACCATAAAAGAATTTTGTTTTAGGTAATTCTTTTACAATTGTAGTGTTTGTAATTACTCTTTGTTTTACATTAGCAATAAACTTTCTACCTTCAATTTTGTTTTTAGTAATTGTATCGGTTAAGAACACAAATCCTAAGCTATCTGGTAATCTTAATGTATCATTGTAAATGTTTTTAGCAAAATAATCGTATAATAATGCTGCGGTATCTACATTTATTAATTTAATAGTAGTATCATGTACAATTGTTGTATGTACTATATCTGCACCTTTTTTCCATTTTGTATTTGTTTTGGTTACTTCGGTTGTATCATGTATCTCTTTGATAATTTCATATCTTTTACCATCTACTACGGTTGTTCTACCAATATTAATTTTACCACCTTTTAATTGGTATAAAAATAGTGCAATCAATGCTACTAATACTATGTTCTTAATCGTTGAAAATTTCATTATATTTCTCCTTTATTATTTCCCAATCCTCATCTACTGCGGCTTGGAATTTGATTATTAATTCTTTTAGACCAACTATATCTGAATCTAAGTCTCTTTTTACTTTTTCAATATCACCATCAATGCTCCACTTTTCAATACTACCATCTTCGTTTACAATAGTAGGAACTGTATCTGCATCTTTTCTAGCTTGTTCAAAACTTGCTAAATCATCTTTAATCCTTCCTAATGCATTTGAGTTCATTTTCCAAAATTCATAGTTTTCATATAAACCGGTTTCTCTCATTATTGCTTCTCTATCTACTAAACAATTAATACAAAATCCACTTTGTTTAATAAATCTTAAGTTGGCACCTTTAGGATTATTGGTCTTACATTCTTTCGATTTACAAGTTGTTAATGAATCTAAATATGCTCTTGCCTCATCGTATTGAGTAACTGCCATTTTAAATCCATCATGTTGCTCCCACTCTTTGCCATTTGCATCTATCCAAGTATCACCAACTTCTCGTTTTTCTTTTGCCTTATCCCAACCAACCGTTGCATTTCCACTATCTCTACCGTGCATCACATCCAAAATCTTTTTTCTACTAGGATGCATCCAGGTTTTCTTATCTTTATTACCTTTACTTTTAATTAACATAAATTATAACTTTATATATAAATATATATTTTTATCTGCTAAACTTAAAAATTCCCAAAATTTGGTTCAAAGGTGCAAATGCTCCGGTTAATTTATAAGCATTTCCTTTGTAACTAAATACAATTCCTTCACTCGGTACAATCTTTTCAAATCCACCAATTGAGTTTAATCTACTTAATTCTTTTTCTAATTTTTTTATTTGAGTTATAGTTCCACCATTCATAATTTGATTAGCGGTAGATTCTAATTCTGCTCTCATTGATTGTAATGCCTTATCCGGTTGTGCCGTTAATACTGAACCCATAAATGAAAGGACTTCTGCACCTACACCT